TCCTCCACCGGCTTCTCGCCCATGCCGGTCTGGTCCATGGCGCAGCGCACCACGCGGTAGCGCGTCATCACCGCGTCCAGCGCGGCGTCCTGCTCGGCGAAGCTCATCCGCCGCCCGGCGACCACCGCGCGCGTCCACAGCACGTCGCCGACCGCCTCCGCCACCCAGATCACGAACAGGTCGGCGCGGCGCGCGATGTCCACGCCGACAAAGCACGGCCCCCCCGCATACAGGCCGGGGTCGCCCGCCGCCGCATGCTCGGCGCCCGCGATCAGCTCGTAGGGCAGCCAGGCGCTGGCCTCGTCCAGCCACTGCAGCTCGAACTCCTGCGCCCAGGCGTCGGGGTCGGCCATGCCGGCGCGCAACTGGGCGATGTCGCGGTCCAGCCCCTGCGCCACCGCCTCGTAGATGTCCACGCGGTGGCGCGACCACGCCCCGCCTTTCTCCCGGCCGTCGTCGCCGGTCATCAGCTCGTAGAACTTGTTGCCCTTGCCGTTGGGGGTCGAGATCACCCGCAGCTTCTGGCCGCCCTTCGAGATCACCGGAAACAGCGCCTTCCAGATCGCGCGGCTGTCGCGGTGAAACGCGAACTCGTCAAGGATCACGTTGGCGCTGAAGCCGCGCGCGGTGTCGGGGTTGGCGGGCAGCGCGGTGATGCGCGAGCCGCCGGGAAATGTCACGTCCAGCGCGCGGTAGCGCGCGGCGTCCTCGCCCAGCCACGCGCCTTCGGAAAACCGCGGATCGCCTTTCAACAGCCCTTCATAGACCGCGTAATAGGCCTTGGTGACCGGCTTGATCACCTCGTCCATCATCTCGCCGGCCTGCCGCTCGCCCCGGCTCAGGATCACCCAGCGCGCGCGCCTGCCCGCGATCTCGGCCTGGATGCAGTCGTCCACCGCCTCGGCGCCGGTCGAGAAGGTCTTGCCGGTCTGGCGCGCGAACATGCCGATCTTGAAGCGGCTGGCGTCGTCGATCCACGCCCGCTGATAGGGCAGGAAGGCGATCACCGGGGCGAGCGGCTCGGTCATGCCGCAGCGACCACCGGCGCCAGCGCCGCCAGCCCGGCGGCGAGACTGACCCAGCCCAACGCCATGAAATCCTGCGCCGCAAGCGACGCGCGGACGCGCCTTTCCGGCGCCAGGCCGCGCGCCTGTGACCTGAAAAACATCGCCCAGCCAAGCGCCGCTTCGCCGAGCGCCAGCTTGAGCAGGACCGCCGCCATCTCCATCAGGCGAACCCCATGATCTCGCGGGCGCGGCGCGCCGCCTCCGGCTCGATCCGCCCCTCCGCCACCGCCGTCTCCACCGCCTGCGCGGCGCGGCGCATCACGTGGTCGCGGGCGCGGGCCTGCACGTCGTGGCTGGTCTTGCGCGCGCTCTCCAGCCGCTGCACCGTCTCCGCCGCCGCGCGCAGGTCGGCCATCGACAGGCTGCCGCCGTCCACCACCCGGTCGAGCATCAGGTCGTTGAGCAGCGCCTTGATCGTCTCGCCGACCATCAGGCCGACATCGCCCTCCGGCATGTCCTCCATCCGCTCGGCGATCGCCGCCGCCGCCTCGCGCGCCTCGCGCAGCCGCCGCGCCTGCGCCGAGAACCGCAGGGAAAAGCGGTTGAACGCGCTGGCCGAGATCGCGCCCACCGGCGGATCGAGCGCCGCCAGCTCGGCGTTCAGCGCGCTCAGGATCTCCACCTGGGTCAGCTGGCGCTCGGCCAGCTGACCCAGCGCCCGCGCCACCGCCGCCTCGGCGTGCTCCGGCAGCATCTCGACGCTGCTGAGACGGCCTCTGCCAGATCGGCGCGCCATCGGCGCTAGGCCCGCGACGGGGCGGCGACGCCCTCGATCAGCGCGCGGCGCTCGGCGTGGTCCTGCCCGCGCCGGGTGATCTCCGCCACCACCAGCGTCTCGACCGGGCGGCTCAGGCGCACCGCGCCCGCCGCCTCCAGCCAGTCCAGCAGGTCGCGCACGTCGGCGCGCGCCACCCGGTGGCCGAACAGGTCGAGGTGATCGAGCAGGTCGCGCTCGTTCATCGCGCCCGAAGGCTGCTCCGCCAGCGCGCGCAGGATGGTCAGGCGGCGGCTTTGCAGGATCATCACGTCATAGGCGCTCATTTGTCGCGCTCCAGCAGGTAGGCGTCGATCCGCATCAGGATGTCGCGCTGACCGGAGAGCTTCTCCTGCACCACCGCCAGCGCGCCCTTCAGCTCGGTCCAGTTGGCGCGCACGTCCGACTGCAGCGCGCGCAGGTCGTTCTCGACATGGCGCAGGTCCTCCTTGGTCGCGGAGTTCTGCACCCGCTGCGACAGCGCCTCGATGCGCTTGCGCAGCTCTGCCATCTCGGCGGAGGTCTGGGCGTGGCGGCTCAGCCGCGCGTCGTCCTCGCCCGCGTCCAGCCGCGCCCGCCAGCGCCAGAACGCCAGCCCCAGCAGCAGCGCGACCAGCGCGACCGAGGTCTCCGGCGACAGCCGCAGCAGCCCGAGAATGTCGCCGAAGCTCACCGGCTCACAGAGCCAGCTTGCGCGAGGCGGCGATGCGCCCCCACAGGCTGACCGCGCCTGCGACCAGCGTGCCCAGACCGACCAGCAGATCGCTCGCCTGGCTCTGGATCGCCTGTGCGTCGCTCTCGCCGATCAGGCCGAACGCGCTGGCCAGCCCCAGCGCCATCGTCGCCAGCGCGCCGAGCACGCCGCGCGACGCATACCACTTTTTCACACCGTCCATCGTCCGTCTCCGTTCACCAGAAAGGATGCGGCAGGCCGGTCGCCGCCTGCCAGGCCAGCAGCGCCGCCGCCGATTTCGGCCCGAAGGCCCCGTCCGCCGCGCCGGGCGAAAACCCCGCCGCCGCCAGATGCTCCTGAAGCTCCGCCACCCGGTCGCCCGCCGCGCCCGGCGCCAGCCAGTCCAGCCCGGCGCGCGCCGCCGCCGCCGCCGACAGCCGCAGGTGCCAGCCGTGGCGCGCATAGCCGGGGCCGTTGTAGGCCCGCGCCACCGCTTTGAACCGGTGCTCGCGCAGCGCCTTCAGCGCGCGGGCGCTGCGCAGGAACGCCAGGATCGCCGCCACCTGCGCCGCCGGATCGGCCGCGAACGCCTCGATCATCGCCCGCACGTCCGGGTATCCGGCGCGGGCGTGGTTGACGCCTAAGGTCTGCCCCGCGCCCCAGCTGGTCGCCTTCAGCGCCGCCGTGTCGTCCAGCGCCCGCGCCCGGCCCAGCCGCGCGTATTCCGCCGCGCCGCCCCAATAAAGCCGCCGGTCCCAGCGCGGCGCCGACAGCGCGGGATGCGCGGCGCGAAACCGCCCGTCCGTCAGCCGGTCGAACCAGTGCGCCTCGAACAGGATCTTCAGCCGCCCGTCGGCCAGATAGCCGCCGCCCGGCGCCTCGACGTCGGCGACCGCCCAGACCAGGTGCGGCGCAACCCGCGCGCCCGCCGCCGCGCGCTCCACGTCGCCGTCCAGCAGCCGCAGCGCCTCGGGCGACGGCGCCGGGTGGGCGACGCGCAAGCTGTCTGTGGTGGCGGATGGCCTCATGATCGTGCGCCCCTGCAAAAGCACGCGGCCACCATGGCCCCCGGCGCTCGGGCGCGGCAGCCCGACACCTGTCGGGGCGTGGCTTTCGGAGAGGGGGATCGCGGCAGACTGGCGGGGTTTCGGCCGCCGATCAATCGAAAAGCGACGGCTGGCCTGCGTCGGCGCCGCCCGTCTCGGCCGCCACGCGCTCGACGGTGCGGACGTGGCAGCGCACCTCCTGGGCGATGGCGTTGTGCGGCCAGCCCTGCGCCAGCAGCGCGGCGATGCGCCGCCGCCGCCCCGGCGCGCCGCGAAACCCGCCGCAGGGGATCACCAGCTTCTGGTTCGGCCCCAGCGCGGCGGCCACCGCCTCGGCGCGCGTGCGGCCGATCACCCGCAGCAGCGGGTTCGACGGCGTCGGCCGCGCCGCCAGCCAGACGTATTGACCGCCCAGATGCTCGGCGACGCGCGCCGCCATCGCCGGGCCGATCACGGCGGCGATCTCGCCCAGCACGCCCGGAAAATCGGCCGGATCGTATGGGCGATCCTCCTGTGTGGGATCGTATGGGCGATCCGCGGTCATGCGTCGCGGCGCGCCTTGCCCGCCCCTGACCGATCAGGCGTCGGCAGCGCGGCGCGGTGCGCCACCGCCACCACCGTCGCGGCGTGGATCACGAACTTGGCGCGGCCCCGGTTGACCGCCACCGCGCCCTGCGCCAGCCCGGCCCCCGACAGCCCGGCCCAGCCCGGCCCCCGACAGCCCGGCCTGCGCCTCGCGCGCGATGCGGCTGCGCAGGCCCGCCACGTCCACGCCCCAGACCTGCGCCAGATACTCGACCACGGCGCGGTCGGTGACCGGCGGGCGGGTCATTGCTCCAGCTCCACGCCCGCCCGCGCCGCCATGGCGCGCAGGCCCTCGATCACCTTGGTCGCCTGGTGCGGGTTCAGCCACTCGACGCCATCGACCTGCGCGACCCTGCGGCAGAACGCGGCCAGACTGGCGACGTCGGAGACCTTCCACACCCCCGCGCGCTTCAGCGCCCCCCACAGCGCATAGACCTTGCGCTGGTGGGCGTGTTTGGCGACCGGGCGCCAGCGCCCGCCGCCGCCATGCGCCTGCGGCACATAGCCCAGCCGCTCCAGTTCCGCGCCGACGGCGCGCAGCTGACGGTCGTCCAGAACGCGGGTCGAGCGCTGGCCGGTCACCCGCTCCAGCAGCGCGCGCCAGTCGTCCTCGTCGATCGCCAGCGCCTTGCGGCCGACCTGCGCCTGGATCAGCAGCGCGCGGCGCAGCGCGGCGATCCGATCCGCGCCCGGCGCCGCATCCGGCGCGGCGGTCGCCCCGCGCGCGGTCACGACGCCGCCTCCGGCCGCCGCGCGGCCTCCAGCGCGACCTCCCGCGCATACTCCCGCGCGGCGCACAGCGCCTCGCGCAGCGCCAGCGCCACCGCATGGCTCCACGCCTGCTCCAGCGTCAGCGACGCATCCTTCAGCCCCGCCACCTGGTCCAGCCCGTGCAGCACCGTGCTGTGGTCGCGCCCGCCCAGCGCCCGGCCGATGGCGACGCTGCTCATCCCCAGCCGTCCGTGCATCAGCGCCATCGCCACCCAGCGCGCCCGCACCGCGCGGGCGCGCCGCGTGCGCCCGGTCAGCATCGCGGGCGCG